AGATTGATCTGTGCCGCAACATCCGCGGCCGTCTGTGTAAGGGAGCTATTGAAGGCTACCGGCACCGCCGAACCGAACCGGTTGGCGGCGAGCAACTCCACGGAATCGACAGTGATGGAGTTGACGGAACCAGAAGCCCCGCCAGTCAGAGTGACCGACCCCGAAGCGCACACCTCGGAAGTTTTCGCCGCACTGCCGGCCGTGAACTCGATCAGCTTGGTCGCCCCGGTCGGTGCGCTGTCGGCGGACGTAGGCTGTGGTCCGGAGTAGCCGATGATGGACCCGTTTTGAAGGGCAGACTGAAGGCTGCCACCACTTGCCCGATGATCTCTGAATGCCGTTGAAAATCGTACTACGCTCATAGTGCTGTCTCCTTACCTGTATACTGAGATGTAGAAATGCTGCTGGCCCTTTTTCCGTATCATGCTTGCCCCGGTCGTCCCGGAAGGCATCTCAAATTTCTCCTCCGTGAGGTTGATAGTCTGCCCCAGAGGCAAACCGAGACATACCCCGGCATCGGTGTGGATCAAGGGGAACCGCCCCTCCGTTTTCAGCCCATAGACCCTGAAAGCGTCGACATATTGGATCGGAACATCCTTGACGGGGGCATCCAGGACTTTGATGAATGCCATCTTGGTGATAACCGCCCCTTCACCATAATACAATGCCTTTTCGGTCCCGACATAGATACCGCACGATTGCTCGGATGACATGGGCGCGATTACTCTTCCCTGCTCCGTGAACGGCTGGAATCCCGCCTCCGAATCCGTCCGGGCAAGATGAGTGTCGTCTGACATGCACAGGAGCTCTTCAAAGAAGGTCCAAAGTCTGCCGCGAAAGAATGCGATTGCTTGCCCCGGCGGAGTCATCTCCTTGAGATCATTGTCCGGTGCGGCGAACAACCTGGCGCTACCGTCCGAGATCTCGCCAATCACCACGCCGTTGGTAAAGAAGATCCTGCCTGCTCCGTCACAGTACCGCATCTTGTTGTCGTTCCCAACCCCAACAAGTGGAACCGATGTCTTGGATGCGGGATAAAAGCGATACATGACCCCTTTCCTCACATAGACGAACACCCCCGATGATGAATAGCCCGAGTGCGCGCCAACCATGGGACCGAACAAAGCGTAGCCGTCCCGCGTGGATGGCAGCCCGCGATCATCCAGGTCAATGTTCTGCGTCGCCGAAAGGTCGGAGCGTGGGTCGTCCTTTGTAGGGAGCTTGAGTTCCCATAATTCGTTCTTGTTATTCGTCCCGGTCCAGCCGGCATAGGTGATTTCTTTCGCCATGTCTCAAAGCCTCAGAAGAAGTGGCCGTTTCCTGATGGGCGCCGCAATGGCCGTTTGGCCCGCTCCATGTTGATGATCTGATTCATGTAGCTTTCCGGATTCTTGAGGTCGTAGCACATGCCGTAGTATTTCATGGCGGACTGCGGGTCGAGCGTTTGCGAATCCTTCTTGTCGTATGCATAGCGGCACATCATCTCGGGGATGAAATCGTGGTACTCTTCAGGGATTTCGGGGGAGTCGGTCGTCGCAGACATGGCGCGAAGAGGAAGCCTTACTATCCGCAGCCGTCCCGTATCAGCCGAAACCGGGATGCAGTTGAGGGAGATGTACCCCTCCGTGAAATCCATACAGAACCGCTCCGGGTCTCCGGTGTCAGTTTCCCAGGTCGGAGTGTCGATGTCGAAGTCGGCATAACTCTTCTTTTCCAGGGCATAACCAAGAGTATCGAGCACGATTCCCCCGGTCTCGATGTCGATAATGCGAGGATCCTTCCGGTAGTGCTGCTGGCCCGCGACAATGAAAAGACGAGAGAGGCATGAACCGTTTGCCATATCGACAACTGTTGCGCTCAGGCCGCCGGAACAGGTGACGGTAATATCGTAGCCGTTGGGCGTGGTGCCGGTTCCGGATGCCGCCGAAACGGTAGCGACTGCCAGGGCCGAGGTTGCCGAATAGTTCGGGCTTGAAGTGTAGGCGGTGATATTGGCCGCAAGGTCGGCTGCCGTTTGCGTCAGGGTCGAATTGAATGGGACCGCCGCAGAGGTCACGGTAACGCCATTCACGGCCACGGAGTCGACTTGTCCAGCCGTTCCCGAGAGGGTGATGGTCCCGGTTGCCAAGGTTTCCGTCACGGTCGTACTGTCGCGCAGCACCCTTGCCTGGCGGCAGATGTCATTTACCACCCGGTTGGCATAGCGATAGACCTCTGTTTGCGACCAGAGGGGTTTTGACCCGGTGTCTTTGACGATGCTACGGAACTGCGTTTCTATTTCTGACAGCGTGAGTGTCATCCCGCCCCCCTCTTAATCCCCTTTCTTCACTTCCCCGTTAAACCACAGTTTATGTACGAATTTCTTCCAATCCATCTTTTGACAACACGGCACAAAATGAGACATGCACCGCTTATGCTCACACTGATTAGCATCAAGATGCAGGAAGTGAGGGATAAATCTTGACGCGTGAGACCGGCGTATAACAAGGTAGCCACCTTTCGTTATCCACTGCCACACGGCGTATATCAGGCAGTTTCCGCGCATGTCGCGTTAGTAAATCGTCCTTGCCTTCGTCTGGCTCAATAGCCCTGCGCAAGGGCGTTGATGATTTGCTGGCGTTTGCTCACAGCTTGACCTCGGTGTTTGCCATCGCCTCCTCAACTTCCTCGACCGTAAACCCCAACCGCGCAATCAGTGCATTTGGGTCATCCCGCAATTCCTCCCGGACTCGCGCAAGCACTGTCCGGCCGGTCTCGTCGCGCACTTCCGCGACGCGGACTGATTTACTCTCCACAACCTTTTCGCCCTCCTTCAGCTCCCCGGTTGGAATCCACGCGGCCCGCTGATCCAGGAGAGACTGAAAGTGCGGCTGCCATTTTTCGGCCGGGAAATTGCCGGCCACGTATTCGTAATCGGCCCGTGTGTTCAGGTGCTTCGGAAAGCCTCGCATATAGTCACCTCACGACAGGGTGTAGTACCTGTCTATCTTTTTGATGGTCGCCGCGAACGGTATCTGGTCTCCGTATTTCTCCATCTGCTCGATGAGCACGTCGCTGCCGGTGAACAACACGCGCCGTTCATCGGCGAGCTCGAACTGCAGGGTCAGGAACTTGCCGCTGCTGTTCTTGTCGTAGCGGCTGCGCTTGATGGAGTGTCCGATTATCAGTATCTCCCGGTTGATTATGTCATCGAGCCTGGTTTTCTCTCCGTCGAGCGGGATTCTCTCCCGCGCGAAATCGGTGAATCGTTTATGCCGCATCCCTCGTCTCCGTCAGGCGGTCCAGTTCCAGCGCAACGGATAGGTTATGCGTGTTCGCCCATTTGAGCCATCCCCGCGTTGAGGCGATTGATGACCGATACTGTTCTTCCGTGATCTCGCCGGCCGCGAGCAGTCCGGGGAGTTTCGCCAATCTTCGCTTGACTCGGGTCGCCGTGCTTTTGCGCACCAGGATGTACGTGCGGAAGTGGCGGTACCCGAGGAAGTCCACGCCGTGGGAAACGGGAAATACCTCGCATTTGCTGAAGGTCAGTTTCAGGCGATCCGCGAGGAACAGGCGCAGCTCTTCCGCCAGCCCCCGGAGTGTTTTCTTGTCATCGTGGAACAGGCAGAAATCGTCGCAGTAGCGGAGGTAGCCCGCGACCTTGTAATGATGCTTCACCAGCTGGTCAAGCTCGTTGAGGTACAGGTTGCAGAACCACTGGCTGGTGTAATTGCCGATGGGCGCGTTTTTACCGCCGGGCGCGGAGTAGATGATGTCGCGCAACAGCCGGAGCGTGCCAGGGCACTTGATTTTCCGCCGTACGATTTCATACAGCACATCGTGGTCGATGCTCGGGTAGAACTTGGCGATGTCGCATTTCAGGACATAGCGGTATCTGCGGACAAACTCCATGGTGCGGAGGCTGCCGGCATGGATGCCCTTGCCGGTGCGGCAGGCATAGGAATCGTCGATGAACAGCGCGTCCCAGATGGGCTCCAGAATGTTCATGACGGCATGCTGAACGATGCGGTCCGGAGCGAAGGGGAGCACGTAGATATCGCGCTCCTTGGGCTCATGGATTTTCTTTACCTGGTACCCGGAGGTGGTGAAGGTCCCGTCGAGCAGGCTCCGGCGTATCCGCTCCAGGTTGCCGTCCACGTCTCGCTCGAACCGCTGGACGTTGCGCATGCGCGACTTGCCGCGGCGCGCCTTTTCATAGGCCAGCCGCAGGTTGTCGGCGCTGGTGATTTTGTCGAACAGGTTTCCGTGTCGTTTCATGGTTTTGTCCGGGCCTGACGTCCGGTTTCCCTACTGGCCCGGCCCGTGCTCCGTTTTGTGTTTTGCCTTTCGGTTTTCACCTACCGGACAGGGTCATGGCGCCCAGCCAGGGAGTTTGACTCGTCTGTATCCGGGTGCACCCGCGCGTACCGATATTCGAATTCGTATTCCAGCGATAGTTATTCGCATTTCGACCTCGTGAACCGCAGTTCACGCCGTTGTCCCAGTTACCGCCAGCAATCAGCGTCCGATGACGCATTAGCCTGTGAAACATTTATGTCAAAAATATCGCGGACGTGTTGCGTGTCCGGTGTTCTTCGCTTAAACTGGCTCCGCGCAGAACCGGCAGCCCATACTCGAATTCGCATCCCAGCGATAGTGAAC